GTAGAAAGTTACTAGGTTATTATCCTCAACCCCTTTAGGCTTGAATAAAGGGTTAATCTGTGACTTGGGCTTAGCGTCCTGAGCAGAATCTTGTGTGAGCACTTTCTGTTGAGATGCTGGACTTGTATTTGTAGACTGTGCACCAACACCCACTGGTGAGAGGCTGGACTCAGTACGAAAAGCTGCGTCACCATCAAGAAAAGATCTTGCTGTTCCAACAATATCCGCTTTGACTTTTCCGGGGACAGCATTGCTTACAGCCTTCATACCTGCCCCTACGAGGGGTAGAGCTTCTACTGCACCAAGACCCATGCCCAAGGCACCCATGGCCATGTCAGTACTGCTGTCACTATTATAACCACCTTTGGCCTGACGATACCCCTCTTGAGTTGCCATAACAGAACCAGCAACAGGTGCAAAATCGAGCAAGCCCATCTGATCCCGTGTGCCAGCAATGCCAGAAGCGATATGCTCCGCAGTACCAGCACCAAGGCCAAGAGCCTCACCACCCTTAGTCAGGTTACTACGAATACCCTCACGGACTGTCGGGGTGTAGGCCTCTAGGTTGTCAGTCTCCTTTGGGGTAAAGGGTACAACCTCTTTCTTTGGAATGAGAGAGATTTCTTCTGGGGTGTAGCCAGCAGCCTCTAGGTCTGCATCAGTTGCACCCTCAGAGACATACTGGAGCATACTCTTTTGACGGTCTACCATACCACCCTCGGCAAACCCTTGCAGGCCCTTCATCTGGTCATCAACGTAATTAGTGGAGGTCATACCCTTGTGTAAGTTTTCGTCTAGGCTTTCAAGCGAACGTACACCCTCTTCACCAGCAGGGGCTTTAGGCCAGTTGATGCCGGACTCCATCGACCTGTTCCACGCTTCCTCATCAGAAAGAATAGCCCCATCCCAAACTGTAGGGATCAAGTATTCAAAGTTACCGTCACCCATAATGACGGTCCTAACTGTGGAAATGCTTCCATCCTCATTCTTGACACTTGTGTTATTCTTAAGGTTCTGAATGTGGTGTTGCCAAACAGGGTTATCTGCAATTTGTTCTTCTGGGTTCATTGGGCATTAACCTTATCACGAAGCTGCTTGAGTTTTTTGAGTGCTCTAACTTCACCCTGAGTCTGGTAGATGTCCGTCATGTCTGTAACTTGCTCAAGCCTTTTATGACACACTTCAATCCGCATGTCAAGCTCTTCAAGGAAGTCTGACCACAGGTTCTTGTCGTTTACGAAAGGCTTCAGGTTCACTGCTGGCCCTCACCCGTGTTTGCACTAAACCCTTGCATACCCGGGGTAGGTACAGAACCAGTACCAATGTTACCACCACCAGAACCCGTAGTGTCCTGAACTTGAACACCTGCAGGGGGTTGGCCCGGCTGTTGTCCTTGTGGTGGCTGTGGCTGCGAGGCTTGGAAGGTCTTGAGGATTTCAGCCTGCACAGCAGCACGTTGCATGGAGTTAGCAACCTTGTCTGGGTCAAGGTCCATCGACTTAGCAATCTCACGTACAATATAGTCCATACGAGCAAAGGGTGCCAAGACTGGATTCTGTACCACACCAAGGAACTGCATCAGGCGTTGGCTACGAACTTCATTAGCCATCAGGGATTCAGTGCCTGCTGCCTTAACTTCCAAGTCACCCTTGATCTCTGGGTCGAAGTCAAACTGCATGTTGAAGCTGAAGAGGGCCTTGCCAAGAGGGGCAAGCAAGTAGTCGTCAATGTTCTTGACTACAGTACGGATAGAGCCGTTAGCAGCAGACATAAGCATAGAGATGCCGGATGCAGTACGACCTACACCAGACACACCAGTCTGGCCATGAGCAAAGGATGGGAAGCCAGTGGACTCATCTGCAAGCACACGAGCCTTGTCAAACATCTGCATATTCTCGTTGGAGATGTTAGGGAACTTCGTGCCAAAGATTGCCTGACCGGGGGCACCACCCTGACGACGGAAAACTTTGCCCGGGTATACTTCAAGATCTTGTCCGGGAACAAGGTTAGTCTCGTCAACTTCAATCAGCAGGTTACCGCTGAGTGCTGCGTTGTCAACAGCCATACGCATGAAGCCATTCATCAGCGTCTGAGTGTCGTCCATGTTCTCTGCAATACCAACACCCCACAAGGAGTAAGGGTTGATCTCGTATGGCACAGCATAGTATGGGATAATGGTTGGGGTGAAGGGGTTCATAACAAGACGGAGTACCCGACCGTTGCAAACCCAGATGTTTACAGAAATCTCAGACTTACTCTTAAGCTCCTTTGGGATTTCTACCCCATGCTCTTTGAGAAGGTCTTGGTCTACGTTGCCCCAGAACTCCAAAACTTCGTAGCGCTCTGGAACCTGACCCTGAGAGTCATCATCCATTGCCATTTCCCACCAGTCTTTTGTATAGTCTGGGCCAAACTTGACTGCAGTCTCAACTTCATTCTTGCGGAAGAAGGGACGATTGACAAGCTTACGGAGTTCACTACGGGACATCTTGTGACGCTCAATGACGTACTCTGCCTCGTCCATAGTGGCTGCATCAGGGTCTGGATAGAAGTTCCACACAGACACACTCGAAACCATTGGTACAGTCTTAATCAGCGGGTCATAATTACCAGCATCGTCCCAGCGTGGGTACTCTTTATCTACAGCAAACGGACCCTTCATAACGCCAGTACCAAAGAGTGCACACTCAAAGGCAGCAGCACGAAGATGCTTCTTTGCATTCGACTCATCAAGCTGGTCGTGGATTTTCTTTTCCATCTTTTTGGCTGCAACCATGGCAGGCTCAAAAGTAATCTGGGTTGGAGTACCACCGGGACCGGGACGTACATCCTGAATAGGCTCAAGCTCTTTTGCCATTGCACCAAGCCGTGCTCGGAACTCTGGCATAGTCTCACCGGGCAGCAGTGGCTCAAGCTTTGCAGACTTTTCAGCCTTCTTGATCTCATCATTGGTTTCAATGTGAGCAGAGTCTACAACTCCGTCTGGAAGAACTGTTGGGTCGATGGTGATTGGGAACTTGTTGCCACCAAGGAGAACCTCAGTCATCTGGCCAAAGGCAGCAAGGACTTTCGTCTTAGTTACCTTTACAAAGATACGAGACTTCTCGGTGCTTGTGAACTGAACAGTCGAGTCGTACAAGCCACGGTAGTTCCGGTAGGCAGTGATCCAACGAAGCTCATCCCCCTTCTTGGCAGTCTCTGCCTTGCTGAAGCGTTCCTTCACATAGGATACAATACTCCCAGCAGAGGTGTCCTGAGGCACTTCACCTTTAGTGTCCTCAATAGCCAACATCTCAATGCTGTCGGGGATGATATTCTTTTCAACCATTGTTCTATCCAATTAGAGTTAGTAGCCAAACTTACTGTCAGCCATTTGAAAGCCAGTCCTGCCCATGTTAGTGTCATAGTCTTGCAGGCCGCTACGTGGTCTCGTCATCACACCATACCGCAGAGCATCATACAGGTGGTCTTCTGAATGTGTATCCACATCTTCTGAGTTTGTTTTGCTGAGTGGAAGGGCTGGAAGTTGTGAGATAAGGTGCTTACAAGTATCAAAGATTACCATACGGGGTTCGTCAGTGTACTCATCAATCTGAAGCCTCCGGTGTACTTCGTTCTTGCCTGCAATGCGGGAGCCTTTGCTCCTGTCTGCTGGACGCCAACGACACCCCTTTAGGATCATACGCTCAGCAATACTAGGGCCAGTGTCACCACGCTTATGCCACAAAGAAGAGTCCAGTACTCCATAACGCATTTTCTCCCCATACTCAAGCTCTAGGACTTTATCCGCAAGATCTTCTGCAAGTACTTTAGAGACATACAATTCACGATAGACCACCAACTGATCGCTGGGAGATACTGCGAACCAGAGTACGCCACTATAAGAACTATATCCATAATCTGCTGCACGGAACCTTGGCCAGTTACTTGGAATGTCGAAGGGTTCAATTACGTGAACCTTACGATTAAACTCTGAAAATGCTGCACCCTCTGCAGTATCCCAGTTACCCTCAAGAAGCATCTTCCTCTGGTGCTCTGGTAGAGACAGTAGGTTGGCTTCATACATACCATCATCAGCGAGGTATGGGTTGTCAAACAAAGTTGCAGGGATAAACCTGCGTTGAAAGAGTGGCTCACCCTCACGAGCATGACCCTTAGGCCACTTGAGAACATCGCCTGTCTCTGGGTCTGTAGCCCAGAATGCTTTACCGGGCATCTCAGGGTCAATGAAGGCCTTCTTCACCCAACCATGACCTGCACCCCCCGGGTTCGTAGTGGCCCTCTGGTAGAGCTTGAGGCCACTGTCACGGGTAGTACGAAGACGAGACCGCATGTAGTTCCAAGCATAGGGGCTTGCCCACTGAGTAAGTTCGTCGAACCCAATCCAGTTGTATGCCTGACCCTGATAACGAGTAACGTCATCGTCAGCATCAAGGTAACTCATCCAGAGTGTTGCACCCGAAGGAGCCACCCAAGTCTTGTCCCGTTCAAGAAACTTGATTCCGGGAATAGCCCGGGGGTAAAGCATCTTAGACACAGACACCAGTTCCCGAAGTTCCTCTGTAGACTTACGCACCAAGAGCATCTTGGCATGAGGGTTGTTCAGATAACGGACTGGGTCAGCAAGCATAGCATAGGACTTACCACCACCAGCAGCACCACCATACAAAACTTCCTGCTCACTAGCAGAAAGGAAGTAAGTCTGAGGCCCTTCGTTGGGTTGGAAGATAACCTCTTGGGCCTTCTTTACGTCAACCTTCTCCGGCTTCGGCTCCGCTGGAAGTGTCTTGGGTAACTCTTGGGGAGAGTCCTCCAATTCTACCTTCAAGCTTTTCGGCTTTGGCAAGCGCTTCTTTGTACCTTTCGGAGAGGTAACGCTGGTTTGCAGCCTCTGACTTACGCTTCTGTTCAAGTTTAACCCTCTTAAATAGTCCGACATGAGAGATCATTCTCCCACTCTGCTCACTCAACCAAGCTGCAACAGCCCTGTAAGAGTAACGCTTCAAGTGCTTCTTAGCCTGTTCAAGAAGTTCTAGTTCGGTAGTTACAGGCAGTAGAATGTCTCTGTCGTCTGGGTCTTCTTTGTACCCAAAGGGAACTTGTTTGCCTACACGAACAACTGGCTTCCACTCGAAGTGGTCACCATTGTCGATAGGT